GTAGCAGATAGTTCCACTTCAACAGGCTTGCGCTATCAAGTGCCAGTGCAACAGAACCCAGTTTTGAACTCAGCGTTTCAAGTGTTCCAGCGTGGCACTTCAACTGCGGTTTCTGCTTCAACTTCGCCTTATGTTGCAGACCGTTGGCAAGCAAATGTTCAAGCAAGTCAGGCTTGTACTTATGCACAACAACCAACAAGTGACACAACAAACTTAGGCTTTATTCAATACTGTATGCGCGTACAGCGTAACTCAGGACAAACAGGCACAGGCACAATAAATCTTGCACAAAGTTTCGAGACACTAAACTCGCTGCAACTAGCAGGTAAAGTTGTGACTTTTTCTTTTTATGCTCGCAAAGGTGCTAACTATTCTCAGGCAGGTAATGGATTAGGTGCTTACATTTATACAGGCACAGGCACAGACCAAAATGTTATAACTGGTTATACATCTGGTGCAATCCCTGTTAACGCATCCGCAACTCTAACAACAACTTGGCAGCGCTTTCAAGGCAGTGGCACAATTGCAGCAGGAACAACCGAAATTGGAGTGCGTTTTCAATACGACCCAACAGGTACGGCTGGGGCTAACGACTACTTTGAAGTGACAGGTGTTCAATTAGAAGTCGGTTCAGTAGCAACACCATTTCATACATACGCAGCAACAATCCAAGGAGAATTAGCCGCTTGTCAAAGGTATTACCAACGCATAAGCGGTCAATCTGCAACTGCAACAGACTTGTGTACAGGTTATCTTTCATCGACAACAAGAGCGGCTGGAGTGTACGTCTTTCCAGTACCGATGCGCGTTGCACCAACTATGGCTGTTTCAGCATCGGCTGACATACAAGTCACGTGGTCGGCTGGAACATCAACCACATCGGCTTATAACACCGACAGAATTTCGCCAAACTCTATTCTTTTGGCTCTTACTACATCTGGTTTAACAACTGGTCAAGGTGGAAACATCTTTGTCGCAAGCGGAACAACAAAATACTTAGAAGCGAGTGCGGAACTATGAGCAATTTTACTTATGAAGCATTAGAAAACGGCTATATTAAAAAGAGCGATGAGACTGGTAAAGAGTGGACTATTCCTAACGACCCAGGCAATGCGGACTATCAGGCTTATCTAAATCCTAAAGCGGAACAATCCACACCGAACCTGCCGTAGTGTGCTAGGCTATGGGTATGGAACTCATACCTTTAGAACAGATAGCAGACCAACTACATAATCGCTACAGAACCTCAGGGTTTTCAGAGCAACTCTTTAAGCAGGATATGCAAATCATTAGAAGGCTGGGTGTCCACCCTGCTCTGGCTACTTACGAGGACCTAGAGCGGGTGGTACTACAGGCTACTAAGCAGTCTACTAAGGCTACCTACGTAGCAAGGCTCAGAAGCATCTACAAGTCCCTGAATAAGATGGGGTTGGTAGGTGGTCATAACCCCGCTGAAAACCTCCCACAGGTCAAGCCAGGGCGTGGCGTGCCTAAGCCTGTAACTAAGGGTGAGTACCAGAAGTTACTGTCTGATGCTAAAAACCAACTGATTCACGACTGGTTCATCTTGGGTGGTACAGCAGGGCTTCGTGCTATGGAAGTAGCCAACATCAAAGGTTCAGACCTGATAGAGCACGAGGATGGGTACTCTTTACGAGTACAAGGTAAGGGTGGGACTGACCTTATAGTTCCCGTGTCATCAATAGTTTCAGACACGGTTAGGTCTTACAACACTCTTGGCAGACTATGGCAGGTAACACCTAACAAGTTATCTAGCAGAGCAGCCAATGAGATGCGTCGCATCCTTGGTGAAGACGCTAAGCATTTTCACTCCTTAAGACACTACTTTGCAACGACAATGCTTGAGAAATCAGGCGGCGATTTGATTGCAGTTAAAGAACTTATGCGCCACACAAGTGTGGCTACAACCCAAATTTACACACAATTGGCACAAGGGAGAACTAGGTCACTAGTTAACCTTTTATAACTAAGGAGCAACGTGGCAAGAGACATCACCGAAGGTAGAAGTACCCGTGCTATTGCAGTTGACGTAGGTGTAGTTTCATCTACTGCCCTATGGCAGAACACTGAGATTGCATACGATGTAGCAGTCGGTGGACTCCCATTTATCTATGCAATCAGTGATGCTCGCCCATATATCCGTCAGACAGCACCATTTCGTAAAGACCAGTTTGACAATGGAGCAGAACCAGGTGAGCAATCATTGACTGGTTGGTGGATTCGTTCACAAGCATCGTTCCACTCTGGCTCAGGTATTAACTTTTATGACCCAGCACAGACTGATGAAAATGGACACTACCGATTCCACGAGTCAAAGGGTCTTAATGTTTGGACGAAGGGACAAGTAACCCTTCTTAACAACTGCACATCTACACACTTAACTACTGGAGCGGTTGCTTCTAATGGTGTAGCCCAGCAACACGTACGTTCTATCAAATGGGGCTCAACATCTGGAGTATTACTTCACGATGAATATGATGTAGATAAAATTGCAGTAGATGGAACTGTAACACATTTTCAAGACTATAATTCTGGCGCAGACTATCCAGTATATGCAATTTGTGATGATGGAACTTATGCTTATTTTGTAACTAATAGACCAGGTACGCCAGCAAGAATGTATATGTACAAGAAAGCATTAACTGCATCTAGTTCAGATGCTGAAACAACTATGTTCTTTGATGCTGGAACTTTGCTTACAAATGCAACAATGGAATATGTAAAAGAACGTATTGTTCTATGTGCAAATAATAAAATTTATGAACTATCTTCATCTGCATCATCTTTACCATCTCCTATCTATACTCACCCTTCATCAAGTTACGTATATACATCTATTGCTGCTTCTGGTCCTGCTATTTATGTTGCTGGATATAATGGAATTCAGTCAACAATCCTCAAGTTCACACTATCTACTGCTGGAGTAATGCCTACGCTGACATCAGCAGTAACAGCAGCAGAACTTCCAGTCGGTGAAATTGTACATAAAATTTATTACTACCTTGGTTATATGATGATTGGAACTAACAAAGGTGTTCGTGTAGCAAATGTTTCCGACCAAGATGGTTCACTATCTTATGGTCCACTTATTGTAGAAACATCTCAACCTTGCTATGATTTTGCAGCACGCGACCACTTTGTATGGTGCGCCACTGGAGTCGATGGTGAAGCAGGGGTTATTCGTATTGACTTAAGTAATGAATTAGAATCATTAAGATTTGCTTGGGCTAATGACCTTTATATGGATGGTGTCACTGGACACGTAACCACTGGCTGTGCACTTGCTGATGGTACTGACCGACTTGTATTTTGTACAGCATATGCATCATCTGCTAATGGTGGAATTTACATTGAAGATGACGCAACTTTTCGTACATCAGGGTATCTAACAACAGGTAACATCCGATATGGGACTCTTGAACCTAAAAACTTTAAGCGTCTTCTTGGACGCGGTGATTTCACCTATGGCTCAATGACATTAGAAACTGTTGATAAGAACGGTGTTGAGTATGACCACATCTCTTATGATTCTGTCATCTCACCTGTTGAAGTTGGTACATCTAACCCTGCCACTGCTCAAGAGTATGTAGCATTTAAGTTTATTCTTTACCGCGACGGAACAGATTCTACTAAGGGTCCTACATTCAAGGGCTATCAAGCCAAAGCAACTATTGCTACACCACGTCAGCGTGTGATGAAGTTTCCTGTTTATTGTTTTGATACAGAGACTGACCGATATAACACAGTAATTGGTTATGAGGGCAGAGCGTTTGAACGTATTAAATTATTAGAAGCAATTGAAGAAACAGGCGACGTGCTTACTTGGCAAGATTTATCAACAGGAGAGTCTCGTCAAGCAGTAATCGAACAAGTCACATTCACCCGTATGACACCACCTGACCGACGCTTTGATGGATTCGGTGGGGTGCTTGAGATAACAATTAGGACAGTATAATGTCAGCACAAGATTGGGCTGCGTTTAGCGTAGCAATGATGACTATTGCAGCAGGATTTACTGGTGCAACTAAATGGTTAGTTAAGCATTACCTGGCAGAATTAAAGCCAAACGGGGGCGGTTCCGTGAAAGACCAAGTGAACCGATTGGAAGAACGCGTTGACCAAATTTATCTCCTCCTTTGCGAGAAGAAGTAATTTATTAGCAGTATTTTTTTTAATAGCAGGAACATCTTTGTTTGCACCAGCATTAGCAAATGCTGAGCAGACAGGTCAGATAACTGTTACCTGCGCTAATGATGCTGGTGAATCTAAAGTATTCAATGTAGGTTGGGATACAACAACCCAGTTCTTTGAAGGCAAAGGTAATATTGCTGCGTTGTTTTGTTCTATAGCAACACAAAATCAATGGAAAATTTTTGTGTCTACAACTGCACCTGAAAGTACTTGGTACTACAACGGAATAAAGCCAACCCCTATTGAGCCCACACCTGTGCCCGTACCCGTTCCAACTCCATTGCCAGTTCCGTCTCCTTCAGAGACTGCGACTGTTTCAGTTGGTGTAACTCCATCTCCGAGTCCTGCGCCCTCAGTTGTGCCAAGTCCAAGTCCGACTGCAACACCAAGTGTCGAGCCTTCTCCTGTACCAACTGTGACTCTAACTCCGAAACCTTCGCCATTAAATACGCCTGTGAGTATTCCATCTCCTACCCCTTCTGTTGATACCAGTACAGCAACGCCAGTACTGCCAGTGCAACCGATAATCCCAACGCCATTGCCTAGTCCTCTTCCTGTTGAACCAACACCAGTACCAGTAGTCCCACCAACAGTGGAACCAAAACCAATACCAGTACTTGTACCAGTTCCCGTACCATTACCTACTCCTGAACCTTTGCCCGTGCCCGTGCCGCAACCTCAGCCAGAACCTGTGCCTGTTGCTGTGCCCGTCCCCGTCCCAGCGCAACCTGACCCTGTGGTCCAACCACCTGTTGCAATCCCACAGCCAACGCCAGTTCCAGAACCTCTTCCTCAACCACAGCCAGAACCCCAGCCTGTGCCCGTAGCAGAGCCTCCAGTAGTCGCACCTGTTCCCGAACCTGCTCCAGTAGCAGAAGTGCCTCCTGCCCCTGCAGAAGAACCTCCCGCTGTTGAGCCTGAGCCTCCTGTTGCAATTCCTGACCCTGTTCCTGTTGAGGAACCTCCTGCTCCAGTAGTGGAGCCACCTCCTGTTGAACCTCCATTAGTTCCCCCTCTTGTGGAACCAGTACCAAATGCGCCAGAACCTAAACCTGAGCCCGCTAAACCTGAACCTTCTACGCCAATTGTCCCAGAAAAACCTCATAGTGAGCCTCCTATCGCTTCTCCTAATGCTTCTGCAGAAGAGAGACAAATAGTAGCAGAGACATTGATTGAGCAATCTAATGGCGCACCGATTACAACACAGAGTATTCAAGATGCTGGAATCACAATACAAGATTTACCACCTGATACTCCAGTCGAGTTAGACAACGGAGTAGTCCTAGTTGCAGAAGTAGTTGTAGCAATTCAGTTACTTGAAAATCCTGCAGAGTTATTAACCGCAATCTTTACAGACCCAGCCCAGGCTTTACTGGCTATCTCAAATATCGGTGCAGATATGTCACCCAAAGTGAGAAAGCAATCAGAGAAAGTCGTGGTATCAGCCATCATTGCTGGTGGCATAGCAACCCAAGCAGCAGCATCCGCTGCAGCATCAGCCGCATACAGGAGAAAACCTTAATGAAAAACTTCTTTTCAGATATAGCAAATCAACTATGGACACTCCTTGGAATGTTCGTGGCTTGGGTAGTCCTTGAAGGGTCAGCCAAGACAGTAGTTGGTTACGCAATCATTGCTGCCACAGTTGTGTGGAGCATTACTTTCAAACTACGTAACCCTAAGGAATAATAATGGACACATTCAAAAGTGTGATGATGCGTATAGCAGCAGTCATTGCAGCAGAATCACTAGGAGTTATCGGTGCTGGCTCTCTAGTCGGTATCGAAGTCTGGCAAGCAGGAGTACTGGCAGGTGCACTAGGTGCAGCCAATGTCCTAGAAGCCTTAGCCCGATTCTACTTAGCCGATGGCAACCTGTCAGCAGATGAAATCAATGCAGCCTTTGCTAAGGTCGATAAGAAAGCAGCAGAATAATGGGTCAACGTTTAGATTTCATAGCAACAGCAAGAGGTGAACTCGGAGTTATCGAGGGACCAAAGGATAATGAGACAAAGTACGGTGCATTTACTAAGGCTAACTTCTTACCTTGGTGTGGTTCATTTGTGAACTGGTGTGCTAACGAGGTGGGGCTAAAGATTCCTTCTTGTGTATCTACTGTGGCTGGTGCCTCAGCATTTATGAAGAAGGGTCAATGGGAAAAGGCTGAAGAAGCAGTCCCATTGCCAGGAGATATCGTGTTCTTCGACTTCCCAAACGATGGAGTTGACCGAATCTCACACGTCGGAATTGTCGTCAAAGACAATGCTGATGGTACAGTTACCTGCATCGAGGGCAACACAGCCCCAGATAAGAAGGGTGACCAGCGCAACGGAGGGCAAGTATGCCTGAAGGTGCGTGCATTCAAGAAGAAGAATGGCTCAAAATTACGTAAGTCACAAGTAGTGACAGTCGTAGGTTTTGGTAAGCCAGTCTTCAAATCCTAAGGAGAACCAATGAACAAAGATAAACTAATTGCAATCGCAAGTACATACTTCCGTGCAGCATTTGCTGCCGTAACAGCACTCTACCTTGCAGGTGAGACAAGCCCAAAGGCTCTAGTCTCAGCAGCAGTAGCAGCGGTTGCAGGTCCAGTGCTAAAGGCATTAGACCCTAAGGCAACTGAGTTCGGCAAAGGTTCAAAGTAACCTAAGTCTTAAGTAACAAAAGACCCCATCATCTTGGCAACACGCCGAGGTGGTGGGGTTCTTTTTGTTTTTGTGCTATAGTTTTGTTACTCGAAAGAGTGGGGGGCGAAACCTCAATGACGTTTGCACCGCAGGGATTCGCACACTACCAACTATAAATTTATTTATGGGGGGTAGGGGGGCATTTCCTAAATCAGATTACCCGCAGGGTAATATGAATAACTAAATAGAATTAGATAGTTCTCCTTCATTGAGTCACTCCTGTCCTCTGAAGGAGGACTATCTAACAACAGACAGGGGATAAAATGAACTTCTTTAAGAAGCAAGAATATATAAATGCTGATGATTTGATTGTTGAATTATCAGTTGCATTTCACGAACTGCGTCTAGCAGTTGAACAGTTGCAAGATGATGTTGATTACTTGCTATCAATCTCGGATGACCTAGATGATTAAACTAGATACTTATGAATTACCTGAGCATATTAGTTACTCAGCCTTTACTACATACCTGACTTGTGGTTACCAGTACTATCTAGGTCGACTACTCAAGGTAGAAGAAGAACCATCCGTGTGGTCAGCAGGAGGACGAGCATTCCACTTAGCAGTAGAAACGTGGGATTTAGAAAATGGTTAACAGTTATTGGCACGATGCTTGGCTGAAAGAGATTGACGGACTTGACTTCTCTAAGGCGCGAGTAGCAGGTCGAGCAACCAAACTAAATCCTAATAAGGAAGACGGTACTTGGTGGTATGAACAAGGTTCCAAGTGGGTAGATGACTACATCATTTGGCGCAAGAACAATCCTGACTGGAAGATTTGGACAACACCTCAGGGTGCCAAGGCTATCGAGTTAGAGTTAAACCCCATCATTGCTGGTATACCAGTGAAGATGTTCATTGACAGAATCTTTGAGGTTAACGGACAACTTGTGATTGTCGACCTGAAGACTTCTCGTACACGTCCACAGTCTGACTTGCAACTAGGCTTCTACAAAGTAGGAGTCGAGATGATGCTAGGAGTGGAAGTCAATCTAGGCAACTACTGGATGTCTCGTGAATCGGGGACAGGAGAGATGATTGACCTAAGTAGATATACCAAAGACACACTCGAATATTTCGTGGATGGCTTTGACAAGGCTCGTAAGGCTGGTATATTTCTACCGAACCTACAATCGTGCAGTTACTGTGGACTTACAGCACACTGCCAATTTACGAAGAAGGATAAATAATGTCAGAAGAAAACTGGAAGTTACAGGTATCAGTTAAGTCTCCGAATGGTGACTTGATTAATATTCGTGCAACATCAGCAGATGAACTCAGCGTATTGCTAGAGGGTATCTCTGATTACTCAACTCAGATTGCTGCAACTAGCAAGATGATTGCTGGTGCATACAACGTAGCCCCTTTGGCAACCACTACTTCAACAGTAGACACGCCTCCTTGGGCTACCTCCGCACCCGCCCCGCAAGCGGCTCCATCCGCTACGGGTCTATCATCACCGACCTGCGTGCACGGAACACGCAAGTTCCTTTCGGGAGTATCGAAGAAGAACGGCAAGCAGTACGCAATGTGGGTATGTCCACAACCTCAGGGCGCGGAACAGTGCGCTCCGACGAACGGCTAATACAACAGCCAATGCTAGAATAAGAATTGGCGGAGGGGCAGTTATTCAGGGGAAGGTGGCTGCCTCTCTTCCAACTTAAGACAGGAGAACTTAATGGAATACCCCAATTGGTTTAACTATACGGCTAAAGATAACTTTGAGAAATTCCTAATTCCATTAGCGGGTCAAGAGAATTTGAAGTTTCTACAATTAGGAGTATACACAGGTGATGCAAGTTTATGGTTACTTGACAATGTACTTACTGGTATAGGCTCACGCTTAACTGATGTAGACACTTGGCAGGGCAGCGATGAAGAAGAACACAAGTCTATGGATTTTAATGATGTGTTTACTACCTACAAAAAGAAGATTGCTCATAAGCATAATATAAACATTGTCCAAAGAACTACGATTAACTTTCTTGTAGATGATTGGATTGCTAAAAACAAGTACGACTTTATTTATATAGATGCAGACCATACAACAATGGGTGTATTGCTAGATGCTGGATTATCTTTTCCATTATTAAAGTCAGGTGGCATTATGGCATTTGATGACTACACTTGGGGACCAGATATGTCTCCTGAATTAACACCAACACTAGGCATTGACTTGTTTCTTAACCGCCACGAAGGTGAGTATGAAACTTTAATCATCAACTCTCAAGTTTGGATTAAGAAGATATGAGAACCCTTGTCCGTTCAGTAGGACGGTCAGACATAGGTGGCGAACCATTACCTGCTGTGTTCAAGACTTTTAATACCAACAAGATTGTTTGTCGACGCTCTGAAGTATCTATGTTTGCTGGTGTCCCAGGGGTAGGTAAGTCTACCCTTGCACTGGCACTAGCCTTGAAGATGCAGGTGCCTACCCTGTATGTATCAGCAGATACCAACTCACACACTATGGCTATGCGCCTAGCCTCAATGATTAGTGGCAAGAACCAGACGGATGTTGAGTATCTGATGGATAAAGATACTAACTGGGCTAAGGCTGTGCTCCAAAAGTCATCCCATATTGTCTGGTCATTTGAATCCAGTCCGACTCTGTTAGATATCAACGAAGAGGTTGAAGCCTTTGAGGAACTATGGGGTTGCCCACCTCAGGCAATCTTCATTGATAACCTGATGGACATAGCCACTGATGGTGGCGAAGAGTTTGCATCAATGCGTGCAGTAATGAAAGAGTTAAAGTACTTAGCCCGTCTTACTAATGCAGCAATCATTGTCTTGCACCATACCTCTGAAGCAGTGATGGGTAATCCAACTCAGCCACGTTCTGCATTACAGGGTAAGGTCGCGCAAATCCCTGCACTTATATGTACACTTGGAGTAGTGGGAACGTCAATGGCTGTCTCACCTGTAAAGAACAGATACGGAAGGGCAGATGCTAACGCTAACCTAATGTGTTGGCTGGCTTTCAATCCTGAGTATATGTTTATGGACGATATACCAGAGAACGGTGGATGATGATTAGAGAAGAAGAAGACGATATGACTCAAGAGATTCGTCAATTTGTTGTCTTTGCAATTGATAATGAAATTAAAAAGTTAGTTGAAAAGATTACAGCACTTATGGTTGAGAGTACTAGCGAGTATCTTGATGGTGTTAATGATGGTTTAGCACTAGCAGTTAAAGCATTACACAGGGATAAGAGCGCATCATAAGTGTGGACTTATGCACTTAGCACAACTGAAGAAGCAACTGCTGTTGAGGTAGGTTACCAACGACAGAAGCCATACTTTGGTGACCCAACTAAGAATGTCAACTACTCTGAGGGTGACCTATGGGAGATGTGGCAACACGTTGTGTGTGCTGGGTCAGAGTTAGCCTTTGCTCGTATGGTTGGTAAGAATAATTTTGTTCCACATTTTAATAAATGGAAAACTGAGTTAGATATTCCTGGGTTAGGTGAGGTTCGCTATTCATTTCCACCTATCAAAGGTCTTCGCTATACAACACGAGATGATGACAACTTAATCTACATACTTACAACTGGTGGACTATGCAATAAAGAAAGACGCACCGCACCTGATTGGAAGGGACCAGATTACATTGCGGTTGGTTGGATGTATGGCAAAGATTGTAAGAAGGATGAATGGAAATACAACGACAAGACTTGGTATGTTCCGCTAGGATATCTTAACCGAATGGAGACATTACCGAATGGCATCACAGAGTAGGAAACATCGTGGGTACAGGTCACAAAAGGTCCTTGCTAACTTTCTAGCGGAGAATGGATTTCCTTTCGCAGAATCTACTGGTGCTGGACGCAGTGGTAGTGATGTTACTGGTACGGTAGGCATTGACTGGGAAGTAAAGGCTCGCACAGGATTTAATCCTGCTGCTGCTATCGCTCAGTTGAAAGATAGAAACAAAGGTGACCTTGGCATTGTAGTTTTAAGACTTAATGGACAAGGTGAGAAGTCAGTTGGAGATTGGGTTTCATTAATGAGAACAGAAGATTTAGTGTGGCTACTACGGGAAGCAGGGTATGGTGATAAAAATTGACAATGACTTGCCCTCCATCAAAGCAATCCTTGAACACTACGGGGCAACCTTACGTAGCACTCACGGACAAGTTAATCTTAAGTGTCCCTTTCACGGTGACTCACACCAAAGTGGTACGGCAAATCTTGATAAGAACATTTTCATCT